CTAAAAGATCAGCATCTAAACCGGAGCTTGCGCCATCAACAGTTTTTATCGCTGTCAGTATCTCAGCGGCTGTTTGATCGTCGGTATAACCATTGGGGTTGCTTGCAAGGTAATACCCAGCACTCGCGTGATTACCCCAGCCGTAAGCGGTGTTCCAGTTGGTGGAGTTGTCTGTGAAAGGCAATACGTAGTTATTAGCGTTCGCTGCTATGCCGTCAAGTTTAGTATGGTCTGCGTCAGTAAAGGCGTTTGTGTTCGCATTAGACTCGTAGGCAGATTTAATCTCACTAGCGGTTTGATCCGCAGTAGCGTTAGATTCTATACCATCAAGCTTGCTATGATCCGCATTTGTAAAAACATTAGAGTCGGCAGCTGCTTCTACTAATGCTCTAATCTCAGCAGCCGTTTGATCAGCAGTTGCATTAGTTTCAATGCCGTCTAGCTTAGCGCCATCAACGGAAACATTACGGCCATCAAAGGTGCTCGTAGTTGTAACAGCTCCAGTCAATGCACCACCAGCAAGAGGCAGGGCAACATTAGTAACGCTAGTATCAAAGTCAGCAGATACTGCTTGATTTGAACCATTACCTAGAAAGAAATTACCAGAATCAAGGTTGGGGGTTGCGTTAGCTCGACCAGCACCAGCAATGAACAAAGCTCCAGTAGATGCGTGAACCCTCTCAACCTTGCCTAGGTTTTGTATAAGCGAGGTCTCACCAGCAGGGGCCGTAGCAGTTAGCTCTCCAGAAGTAGTGCTAACATAGAGTTGATCACCAAGGGAAAAAGGTGTTGTATCTATGTTATGTAATTGGCCATAAGTTACGCAATTAACATTTGCATTAGCACTAACTGTAGTTTGAGATACTCCAAAGGATGGCATCTTAGTAAAGTCACTAGCGTTTGCCTTCATAACTATAGGCGTATTTCCGCTTATTCCTGAAATATAAAGTGCATCACCTTTAGTTATTGCCTCCCCAGCCTTAGCAGGAAACACCTGTGCACCGCTGAGATCACCCTCAAACAACGGTGCTTCAATGGTACCTGTTACGATACCACCAGTTGATAGTAAGTAGTCTTCAGCATCTGCTGTTGCAATGGTGCCTAAATCTAAGTTAGTCCTAGCTGCACTTACATCTGTTAAGTCACTTAAGTTGTTTGTGGCAAGTAACACACCAGAGAGAGAAGCATAAGCACTCACCCACTGGGCACCCTCATACACTTTCATAGTGTCAGTGGTGGTGTTGAAGTACAAAGTACCAGCTACTAAAGGATCACCATCATTATCTGTGGTGGGGTCATCAGTTTTCTGTCCCAAGTATCTGTCATCAAAGCTATCAAAAGCTGCTAGTGCTGCATCCCTAGCTGCTTCTGAAGCAGCCTGAGCTGTTAAAGAAGTAGCTGCACTACCAGCAGAGTTAGTTGCTGAAGTAGCAGAAGCTGTAGCACTTGCAGCAGAAGCTGTAGCACTGTTAGCTGCATCAGTGGCTGACCCAGATGCTGCTAACTCTGAAGAACTGGCGTTAGTTTCTGAGACAGCAGCAGCACTAGCACTAGTAGATGCAGAAACTGCACTAGCAGCAGCAGCGTCCTTAGACACTAGTGCGCTTGCCTCAGATATATCAGCATTAGTTTCACTATCAAATGAAGCTGCTTCTGAAAGGCTAGCTTCAAGAGCACTGGAAGCTGCATTAGCCTCACTCACATTAGCAGCGTCAGCGCTAAGTTGAGCATCTGATGCACTTGATGCTGCACTCACAGCACTCGATGCAGCAGCAGCTTCACTGTTTATTGCATTAACTTCACTAAGACCTGCATTAGTTTCACTAGTCGAAGCAGCAAGTGCAGCAGCAGAAGCTGTAACAGTATTAGCAGCTACAGAAGTCTCACTAGCTTGAGCATTTTGTGCAGCAGTTAAAGCTTGGTTCTTATAGTCAAGTGCTTGAGTAGCAGAGCTTCCAGCTTGAGTCGCACTGGCAGCCGAGGCAACAGCGCTTGTCTCAGAAGCATTGGCACTAAGAGATGCCTCAGTTGCAGATGCAGTAGCGTTAGTTTCACTAGCTGAGGCAGCTTGAGCTTCACTAACAGCAGTTGCGCTTGCTTGGCTAGAAACTGTAGCTGATGCGGCAGCATCTTGAGCATACTTATAAGCGCCATAGAAAGCTGTACTGTCCACTAAAGAGACTGAAGTAGCCCATTGCATCGCAAGGTCTTCGGAATCTGAAGCAGCAGTAGAACTTGCAGCAGCGTTAGCTTCGCTCAAAGCAGCGTTGTCTTCTGAAGTTTCGGCAAGATCTGCTGAGGCTAAAGAGGCAGCTGCACTACTTGCTGACGCAGCAGCACTGTTTACCGAAGTGAGAGAGTACTGTTGAGCAGCAATAGAAGCTGTGGTAGCACTTATGTCAGATGACTCAGCACTAGCTTCACTTGCGGCAGCGGCAGCAGCACTGGCAGCAGCACCACTGGCACTGTTACTAGCTGCGAGAGCTTCATTCTCTGCATCAACAACGTGTTGCGCTGCTAATAGATTAGAAGTTTCAGCGTTGACTGCACTTGTCTCTGAGCTAATAGCACTTGCAGCACTCTGAGAAGCACTCGCAGCACTGGCATCAGCACTCGAAGCAGCGTCAGTTTCACTAGTGAGTGCAGAAGATGCGCTGGCAGCAGCAGCAAGCTCTGAGGCATAAGCAGCTGCCTGAGACACTTTCGCTTCATTAGCAGCAGAAACAGCTGTGTCGTTAGCTGTGATTGCCTCAGGCGAACCGTTTTCCCCAAAAGAGCCGCCAAGTGATGAATCATCAGTTACTATTAGATTAGTAGTTGGTTCTGGGCCTACAGTGTTTGTGGGTATGACTTGGACTTGATCATCCCCGGAACCTCCAAAAGATCCACCAAGAGCGATATCATCTGTTATATCTGACATGTTGCCTCCTTAGATTAATCCCCTTGCATCAAAGCTAACATGAGCTTGACCAGCGGAGAGTTTACGTTTCTTCTCTTCGTTGTTTAACTCTTGTACGGCTTCTGCAAAGCGAGCTTTATATTTCTCTGATTGTTGATCTTCTTGTAAGTAGTCAAAGCAACGATGCAAAGCACCGAACAGTAGTACACGCTCATTTTGATCTTTCAACCAATTACCAATCTCTGCGACATACCTGACATACTCACCTTCAATCTCTTGATAAGTTCTTTTCTCCAGCACTGTAAGTGCTTCATACTCAACCGCAGTCTTTACCTCATAGGTATCACTGTCAGCTTGAGCCTCAGCAAGTGTAACCGTAGCAGGTATGGTCTTACGTGCATCTAGGGCAGCGAGTCTACGGTAGTAGAACAACTCTACAACATCACCCTCAGCTACTAGCTGACCCGCAATCAGGATGTTCCCACCCTTACGGGTAAAGTAACCACTGTTGTGAGTGCTATCGTTGTAGTCGTAGAAGGTCTTAGTGTCTACTGTTTCATTGTACACAGTGTCTTGATATGCACTATGAGTGTTTACACTGGGCGTATCTGAAGCTAAGATGATTGCATAGTTCTTCTGGTTAACATCAGTAACCTCAACACCATTAACAGTAGCTCCTATCTCAGGGCGTTTGGTCGTGCCCATAGATCTCAAGACAATAAAAGAGACTGTATCATGGGGCACTGCAAAGGTAGCATTAGCTACGTCTGGGTTAGTGTCGTTAGTGTTAAACTGTGCATCTTTAATGTTATTACTTACAGCTACTGCATAGACACCTTCTGATGTCTTTGTACAATAGGTGATGGGTGTGTCTTTACGAATGACGTAGTACTTAGAGAACTCCAAAGGTGGAATCTCTAAATGTCGGTACGCTTCATCTGCGGCATACCTTAAGCTTGATTGTATAATAGAGTCAGAAAGAACCGCTTGCTCACGGTTAGCCCAATCTCGTACCATCTTTACTAATTCTGTATATGTAGCCATTGGGCCTCTCCTTCTACCATTTAACTTTGTTAGCCCAATAAGCTGCACTCATTGGCCCTTTGCTAATGTTCTTTTGATGACGGGCCTTAAAGCTTTTACGCTTAGCCTTCATCTTTGCTGACTCACCTGCTTTAGGCTTTCCTGCGGTTGAGGCACCTTGCTCTCCAAACCGTATGATCTTCTCTACACCATTGGAACATGCTTTTACAACATGGCTCTTTGTTGGGTGGTTAGGAGTACGCTGGGGTTGGTTACACTTCATTTTACTTTTATCAATTGCCATCTTTTTCCCTCCGCTTGCCGCTTGCCGTGACATCATGTTTAATCCTTTTAGAGCTAGTCTTTTTACGCTTGCTCCTTTCTTTCTCTGCCTTGGTCATCTTAGCTGCGACAGCCTTAGGTCGGCAGGAAGGGTAGGGTCGCTTGCTGTCTTTTGCAGACTTACGACCACACGCTTCACCTGTCTTAAGGTCAACCCATTCCTCGTGGAACCACTTACTTAAACCGCCTTTGTACTTAGCCATTATCGGTAGCCTCCCCCACGTTTCTTATATTCTTTTACTAGCCAACCGTTAGCATAAGCAGAAGGATACACATCAAACTTACGCTTAGCTTCTGCCTTAACTCGGGAGTATAAAGCCTTGTTAGTTGGAACAGGCTTGCTTAAGGGGCCTTTCTTATTAGCCATCACTGCCCCCTAGTAAGACATTAATGCTGGATACTCTGACTTCATGATTGCAATAACCTTACGAACTGCTGTGGGGTCGTGCATGAAGTTTGCATCGTGTACATCAATCTTGTATTTAGTTAAAATATCTAAAGCTACGATATCAGGAATAGTACATGCCTTTTTGTACCCAATGTCTTTACGCCCTATACGGGTTCCTTCTCTATCAGCTTTAGCTTGCGCTATAAAAGGTGCAGCGTCTTGATGAATCTGGAAATCACCTGTGTCTATATCAATACCACCTGTCATTCCACCTGCGGTATTAATAGTATAGTGTTTAGAATCCATTAGTCCCACCTCTTATATCTTAATTAGTTATCGCTACAAAGCGACCAGTCTTTCCAATAACACCAAGGACTGGGCCAACAATGGCGAAGTCAATAGTGCCTTTAATAAATCGAGCTGATGACAGCTCATAACCACCACCTGTTGCGTCTGCGGTTACCCACACGCAGTCCTCAGCAGGGAGGTTGTATTGTGTTCCAGCTGTGAAGCCATTAGCTGTTGTTCCGATTGTACCTTTAATTACCATCATAATTACTTATCTCCTAAAGCAATAATAAAAAAAGGGGGAGAAGCCCTAAAGCAACTCCCCCATAGATGTTACCCTAAAGTCTTACTTAAGACCGTAGATAGCACCACAACCCAATGGGTTCTTAACTTCAAACGTGTTCTCTTCTACCAGCATACCGACAGTAGAGTCACCTTTCTGACCTACATCTACTTCGGCCAAAGGACGCAGAGATGCAAGTGCAAACCACTGAGGATCATATACAAGTGCACATGAATCAGAGTAGTCGTTCGCAGTACCAGCAGTGCCAGTCTGGAGACCCATGATGTAGTTTGGAACTACCATCAGATCACCAAAGTCAGACATGTAGATATCAACAGACTGACGTAGCTTGCCATCTGCATCAATGTTACGCTGAACACCAGTGTCACCAACCATCAGGTCAGAGAAGTCACGGCGAAGCTTAGGAGACAACATGATCTTAGTTGCCTTACCGCCTTGCTCGTAGATCTTCTGCATGGTGCCATCGATGTCAGTCAGGCTCAGTGCTGAACGAGAAGCATCAGCAAGCAAGGTAGGAACGTGAGTACCCTTACCAGCGTTAGCGCCAACAGCAGTACCAGAAGCAAAAGTACAAGTCTTCTCGTCATTTACGTATGACTGGAAGCCACCCATGGTACGAGTACCTGAGCCGTTAGCAACCTGATAGCCATTTACCAGATCGTGCTCGATGTCACGGCGAAGCTCAGTACCACGCTTCTTCAACTGGTATGCGTACTCATCAGCAACGCCAGCCTGATCTACTGCACGGCGGGTGCCGGATACAGCGATAGTCTTACCGTTGATCTGAGTGTAGTTACCCAAGCGAGTGCGTGATGGGCCAACAGGGTTAAATGCAGCACCGCCTTCAGAACCGCCAGCACCGGGCTGTACGTAGTCAGCACCGTCAACCAGCTTAGAGTTGCCGGGTGCAGCTAGCTCGTCAGTCTGCCACTCGTGGTAGATTGCAGTAGCTTTGCTCTTGCCGATAGACGACAGGAAAGGAGTCTCATCACGAGTGATAAGGGAGATGAAGTTAGCAAGATCTTCACGTTGTGAAACATTGCTGTTACTAGTTCCAGAGGCAACGCCTCCAGCTGGGCCTGTGGTAGCTCGACCGCCAATTGTAGCCATAATAGTATTCCTTATATTTAATTAGAGTTTCAGAGAGTTTGCTGCATAATCCCGCAGAAAAGCCATCTGGTCATCAGAGGAAGCATCTTCACGGAAGGCTCTTGCCTTCGTCATCTTGGATGCGTCCTGCTTCTGACGATTGGGTGACTTCGCCTTTTTGGTAGGCACTGCTTTCTTTGAAGGAGCAGCCTTACGTTTGGCTTGGCCTTTAGTGACACCTTGCTTTAACACACGGTAGTCATTCAATAGCCGAACAATGTTAGGATCAACAATAGAATCTACAAGCTCTTCAGATACACCCTCACCTATGGCAAAGTTACGTATCTCAGCAGCTATCTCAGCATTAAACCCGGGCAACTGTGCTTCAATGTTATCATTAAAGTAAGTCAGCTGTTCTTCCCAGAGTTGTTCCTGAATAGATTGTTGTTGTACTTTTAATTGTTCTTGTAAGCCTTCACGCTGCTTGCGAGCATTCCAGTATCTTTTCTGGACTTGTTCACGTTGATCCTTCAGTTCGCTTACCTCGTAAGTGTCACCATCAGCACGAGCCTTATCAATCTTAGCCTCGATGTCATGGTATTCCTTAGCAAGGTTTTGTTCAGTTCCTACTAGAATTGCAGCAGAAGCGTTACCAAGTTCTTGCACTTCAGCGAGGGCTCGTGCCCGTTCGTCTTCAAGTGCTTTCTTAGCTTCGCCTAGTTCACGACCCTTTTTACTAAGTGAGCTGTCAGTCTGATAGCCTTTCAGGAGATCCGCAAAGGATACATCCAGTTCTTCACCATCAATCTTAACACGGACTTTAGCGTCCAGATCTAAATCGTCAGCAGTGAATACATCAGTCTCTTGGGTAGAATCCTCTTCGGAATCATCCTCATCTTCTGTTTCTTCTGCGTCTTCTTCATCTCCCTCTTCAGTAACGGTTTCATCAGATTCTTCAGGGTCTTCTACTTCGTCTGATTCCACCGGGTCAACCTCTGGAACTTCCTCATTAGGTAGCGGTGCTTCATTCTCCAGAAAGTCTGAATTACTTAGCACGGCATCTAGGAGGCTCTGTTCGGTCTGACCGTTATCGGACATCTGCACATTGTCATCCATAGCGGGTAGAGTAGTGTTGTCTGTCATATTTAATTCCTCTTCTATTTAGCAACAGCTTTCTTAGCTGCTACCTTTTGCGTAGTTGGTTCAGTTGCTGGTACTAGGTTAGCTTCATAACGATCCTTGAGAGCATATAGGCTCACCAAGTTGTTTGAGTTTAACTTACATTTACCTGCACTACGCATTGAATCATATTCTAATAATCCAATCATCCCCACTACATTCTCTAGTAGGGTTTCATAATTAATTGTTCTACTGTCCATCGTCCTCGACCTCTCTTTCTAAGTGTGGTATGTTCTTTCCGTACATCTCGTATTGTGCTAGCTTGGACTTAACGTCCCCCAAGGATAAGACACAGGAGTAAATAAACTCTCTGGTCTTATTCTCATGGGGTTCCGTATTGAGGAACTGAAGGTAGTAATCTACCATCAACTCCCCATAAGCCCCTGTGAAAAACTCTTCACGCTCTCTTGAAGCGAACTGGGCATTCACTAGGGCTTGTTTAGCTAGGACATCTGGATGTACATTCTTCAACCGCTTCTCGGCTGTCTGCTTGTACTTATTCATCCTATTCCTCTTATTAGATTGGTAATTGACCTTGCATCATAGCCATCATATCTTGTTCAGACATCTGGCCTTGTGGGGCTTGTTCCTGTGGCATAGGCTCTTCCATTGGTTGTTCAACCTTACCACCCATGACCTCAGAGACCATTGCTAGTATCTGATCATACGTTGGGTGCTCAGGGATAACAGCACCTTCCTTCTGTGCTTTGATCGTTAGATCAGCCCACTCTTGGTAGTGCTTATCAATGGCTACTGCCATTTGCTTAGAATTGTCTTGTACAGTGTTAGCACTCTGTGCATCAGTGTAACGAACATTAGCTTCTGATAGATCAACATCAGCCGCAGCCTTTCTGTTCTGAAGCTCCTGTGTCTTCTGGGCATTCTCAGTTTGTGATTGGACTGCCTTAGCTGCATTCTCTTTAAACTCATCAGTAGTGTAGTCTTCTAGGAAGTCATCACTGGATAGTCCCATAGCTTCTAACAACTTAGTTGCAAGTATTGCAGGTGACTCTGGCTTAATGATACTGCCAGCTCCAGCTGAGTTCAAGCTAGGTAAGATCTGTTGACCTACTGTTGTTAGCTTATTGATCAGGTTAGCATTGCTGTTCTCACCGATGTCCAAGATGACATCACATTCCATACGGTCTGGTAGGTTTCCACAATCCACAACCTCTGTAATGCCACCAACACAGACATTCATCTGGTTGATCTGCTTACGGATAGTTGAGTATACACCCTCACATAGACGCTTGAGACCTGTCTCAGCGAACCTACGGGCAATGTGTTGGATGCGTTTCTGGGAAGCAGACTGCACAGCAGCCATCTTACCTTCACTGTTACCAGAGACATACAGTGTATCGTTAAGGCCTTGAGCAGCCTTAGACATACCTGTCGCTTGTTCTTTAATAATCTGTAGGTGTTGCAGTAACGGCACAGTACCAGTCGAGATAGTCTCAGGAGGTAGGGCAGCAACAGCACCTTGTGGTGATCCGTTAGTAGGGATGATCTGCTTAGGCTTCATGTTCTGCAATGCAGAGAAATCTACCACGTTTGGATCAGCTAACTTAGGACTGTAGTTAGTAAGGTACGTGTTCTCCACGAAGCCCCTTAGGATAGCCGTAGCAGCCAAAGTAGACGAACGGGTAAGGTCAGCTATGGATAGACCATAGAACTCGTGAGGGATGTCTATAGGGGACAATGCGGCCACCTGAATAAGATCACAGTCTTCTTCATGGAATACCTTGCCACCAATCATAATGAATCGCTTAAGCTCAGCAATACCATCACCATCACGGTCAACATTCATCCAGCACTCTGTCACAGACAGCTCTCGATTGGCTTCTACAGGCATTGAGTCACTAGCACCCTGCCAGTAAGACATACCAACTACTTCCTTACGTGCAGCAACGTCTTGGCTGTAACGGGTATTACCCGACCATGCCATACCACCTAGCTCATCCCACTCATCATCGTTGATGTTATCAGCAATATCAGGCCAATACTTACGGATTTCACTACGTGTCATGTCTGTTTGGATACCAACAAAGTTAGCGTCTTCAATACAGGTAGCATCACGGGAAATACGGAAGTTCTCCGGGGGGATGTTCTCTAATCGTACCTTAGAACGGTCTATGGTGCGCTTAATGCGTACGTTTACGTAGACAAGTTCAGCATCACCTGTAGCATCTACCTCATTCTCAAACTCAAGATCACCTACGATCTCTACAGATTCATCAGACAGCAGCTCATCGAGCTTCGCCTGAGAGATCACTTCGTACTCTTCAAAGGTTGTGTAGTAATCCTCTACATAATCCCATCGAATGATACCATTCTTCCAAAGGAGGGAAGACTTTATCCATGTTTGGATTATCTCCCATCCATTATTCTGTTTAAACAAGCAGTAATTGGTTACCATAGAGGCATCGTGTGCTTGTTTGTGTGCACCGGGAGAGGCTGCATAGGGGGTGAATTTAGCCAGCTTACCATTGTTTAGGAACAGGTCACATAAGACAGCTGTGTACGCTTCAACTGTTTCAGTTGTAGACGTATCAACAATGGTGCTTACGCCTTGTGGCTTCAAGTGCCCTTGGGCTAGACCAGCATACTCATAGGTGCTCTTCTCACGCTCTCTTGAGAGGTCTGAGGAGTTCAACCAATCACCTACACTGTTAGCAATACCCTGTTCAACTAGGTTAGCTAGCTGTTCATCCGTTACTTTCTCTTTATATCCGTGACTCATTAGTGCCTCCAAGGGGTTGATTTAGACTTCTCTAGTTCTTTACTAGAGTAACTACCAGCCTTAGGCAACTCTCTGGGTTTCTTACTAGCCTCTTTCTTAGCAGTCTTTTGCTTAGGTGCTTCTTCGTTAAATCGCATAGTTCCCTCCAAGGGTCAATCTATCAATCGTTATAATGAAGACTATTGCTACATGTCCTGCCACTATACGTGTGGCCTTTGCAGGTACGGTCTTCGTTAATAAAAAGGTATCGTTTTATTCCCCCAGCGATACCAGACTGGGTGAGGACTAATGGAATCCAGTTGGGGCTTTTAACCCCGTATTCATAACCATTGAGTTTCATCCTCGATCTGCATAGAAACTCTGGTTGACCAAGGGACATTGTTACTCTGAAGCTTATCCCAGTGGGTACGTAAGACTTCACAGGCTATGGCCAATGCCATTACCGTGTCATCATTACAGCCAGCTGCTGCTTCAGTCTTCCCTGTGTCCGTTGATACATAGTCTTTTAGTTCTTGAATCATAATGTTAGAAGGGATGTTAACCTCTTCGTTCTCTATGAGAGACTTCAAGTTACCTATGATAGCTGGCTTAGAAGCTGAGGTAGTCCTGAAGCCTACACGAGCAGCAGACTCATGGTTGACATTAGCCTTCTTAGCCTGTTTATAGAGGTTGACATAGTTCATTGATTCAAGCTTTTGTATTGTTGCAATACCCATCGAGTTAGACTCTGGGCATAGGAGTGAGTTGTTGTAATAGCGACCTAGGTAGAACAGTAGTTCCCCGAAGAGACTAGGGTCTATCCTATTGTCCCTATACAATGCCATCACTCTATAATCTTTGTTTAAGACAACAGCAGTGGAGTAATCCTGACCAACACCTAGTGCCACATCAGCAGCAATAACATAGTTGTCTTCCCACTTAGGGTAGCTAAAGATCTGTAGCTTACCCTCCCGGTTATCCTCAAACTGCTTACTGTTAGCATCCCACGACCTGTGGCTCTCTGGAGTCTCTGGTACCAGCTGTTCCAGCTTCTCTATGTCAAAGACATTAGATCCTGAGACTAGAAATGCTTCCTCAGCTGTAGTGGGGTATTCCTGTCGGAACTTATGTTCACCCCCTTCAGCTATCTTCAGCCTTCTCCAGTAGAGCTGGTCATTGTCTAGGTCAAACCTTTCAACAAGCTTCTCTTCCTCTACTGATAATTCCATACCTTCCGGGTGTGGTCTACGGTATTCATCCGTAAGGAACCATGGGAGGAAGATAGGCAGGTATTCATTCTCCCCAGCAACAGCTCCCTTCCACAATCTATAGAACTCTCCTTGAGCACCATTAGCGGTGGACTCTAGGATTACCTCGGTACCATCGGTCTGTGGGATACCTTGGAACAAACCTGCAAGTATCTTCTCATCGTGGTTCCAGAAGGCAACCTCGGATAGGTGTGCGATTGTTGGAGTAGTACCTCGGCCAGCTTCAGGTGCCCCAGCAGTATAAAGACGGTAACTAGCCTTAGCAGACTTGTCTTTGAAGTACGGTGAGGTAATGATGACTTCCTTGGCATTACTACGTTCCTCCTTAGGGGACAGTGCTTCAGGCATATTCCTGATTAAGTTCTTAGACATACTGAACAGAGCATCTGAAGTAGCACTATCATGTGCCATTACAACTGACCTCGAATGAGGAGAGAAGTATGACTTCCAATACACCCTACCTACACAGTACGTAGAGATACCCTGCTGTCTTGCCTTAAGGATGATGGCCCTAACACGACCAGTCTCTTCCAACTGCTTTGTTAATTGTTCTGTTATAAGGATCTGTGCTTGGTTTAACTTGAAGGGTACAAAGCCCTTACTAGAGTCCTTAGTCACAATCCGTATCTGCTCCTGTGCGAAGCGTGTGAAGTCTTGTGAGTACTCTTCGAGAAGATTACGCTTCTCTTTCTCCTTCACAAGCTTAAGTAATTCTGTCTTATCCATTGCGTTAGTCCTCGGTGACTGGGCAGTATAAGGTCTCTCATAAACATATTTGTGGTATTCTGGGAGATCTGTGGGGATCTGTGGGAGGTTTGGGTACCCCCCTACTTATGAGTGCAACCAATTGTGAGACTTAGCTTCAGAGCGTGTGTCTATAAGTCAGGGGTATTGAGGTACCCTTAATACTTTCGGTACCCCCCTTGTTTCCCCATAGTGATTCCTGCCACTGTAGTGCTCTGTAAGAGCTTCTAGGGGGTGTACTATAGTAATCCCCTAGGTATTCCCTTATATCCTCCTATAGGGACTAACGAGAGCCCTGTTAGCAGTGGAGTTTACGGGAGTTACAGTGGGGTATTGTGGGGATCTATGGGAACCTGAGGGTGAAGACATGGTACTCTGTAGTAGACATCGTGAGCCACACTTTGTGTGTCTCTTTGGTAGACTAATGGCAATGGAGCCACGTAACATGATCACTGAGCCTAGCTCAAGCAGTACCGTTCCCCCTTTGGTGGTGCCTTCGGGCATCATCCTTTTTAATTCAATAGGAGTATCCTCATGGATTCTATTACTTTATTAGCACTATCGTTCACCACTGTTGCCATCCTAGTAACCTTAGGGTTCACTGCATCTCTAGTAGCAGATGGCTTGCACAACTGGCACAAAGAACGACAGTACCGTAACCGTCCTCGTGGTGCCACACGTAGGACATTCAAGTAACACCTTGGGAGCCACACTGCGTGTGTCTCTTTTGTAGATAGGTACAATCCTGTATCATCTAATCTCTTAATTTAACATAAGGTTAAACATTATGACTGCTATCATTGAAGCTCCACGTAACTACATCATCCGTAACGCTCAGCTTAACTGGGCACGTTTGGATAAGCCAGTGTCTCCCTTCGGCACTGAGCAGTACGAGTTACAGATTGCCACGGACAGCAAGGATGTAGCTAAAGAATGGACTGCTAACTTCCTCAATGTCAAAGAGAAGGATGGCATGTTCTCAGTAGGTCTCAAGCGTAAAGCCCGTAAGGCTAACGGTGAGGACAACGGTAAGCCTAAGGTTGTTACAGCTGATCTCCAGCCTCTTCCAGAGGGCATCATGATCGGTAACGGCTCCGTAGGTAACGTGAAGGTCTATCAGTATCCGTACGATGTAGCTGGTCGCAAGGGCACTGGATGCTCACTCACAGCTGTACAGATCACTAACCTGATCGAATACGCAGGTGGTTCATCTGATGACTTCGTAGCTATCGAGTCAGAAACACCAGCAGCTTCACCAGTGGCATCGGACTCTGTAACATCCGGTGACCTCTTCTAAGTACTAAAGAAACACTCGGGGCACTCAGGCATCACGCTTGGGTGCTCCGTAGCTTCTTGGTCAACCGACAAGGCTCATCCTGCATTCCTAGCGAGAGATCTCGGTAGTCCCTTTAGGGGGAACCCCGGTACTCCCTATCTATTAAGAGAGGTAGTTGTATGTATGTATATTATAGAGCTATGGCTCTTAAAGAGTTCCAAAGTGTCTTCATAAGAGAAGAGGACTACACTGGTTCTCAAGGTAGTACCTACTGGGCTGATAGTGCATCAGTAGCTAGTCGCTATATGAGTCCTAACAGAGTACTTGTAGAACTAACACTAGACAGACCTATCAACCCTGACTATAAGGGAGTAGCTGTTGGTGTTGATCTCCAAGGGTACTCTAACAATCATATAGAGTACTGTATGCCTAAGGTGTACTTCCAATCCAATGTTCTTCCTAACCTATTAGAGGTCACTTACTATGCCTAAGCCATTACAGGTAGCAACAACCATCCAGTCACAGATAGAGTCTGGTAGAGACAGTAAGGGTACGTCCGGTAGACACATGATGATGTGTTGGGCCTATGAGTCTCCATCAGTCGTAGAGGCTTACAACGACTACTGGGGTGGTCTACAGTTCCATGTCTCTGGTTTCAAACACAAGGGTACAGTAAGGGTCATGCTACATTACAATGACACATACACTGTATCCTTCTTAGATAAGCAAGGTAATGAAGTACACTCCGTAGACTACATCCACTTCCCTGAGTTAGCTGAGACTATAGATAGCTTCGTAGAGACTGGAGAGGTACTAGAAGATGCCTAATGATGATTACTTCACGTTATTAGCTATGGAACAATTGCAACAGGACATTGATGATGGTGATTGGTCTGCTATCTATGAGCTACTACAACAGCTTCCAGACAACACCCTGATGCAGTACGTAACCTTCGAGGAGCCTTCTTATGATTGAGTCAGACTACACCTGTTATAAGTGTGGCCCTGTACATGGGGATGATGTCAACTCATTAGAGGTTGTTGATCATGTCCCTTATGGGGATCAGTCAGTCCCTATGTACACCTATGAATACAGTTGCAACTACTGTAATAGTGAGGTGGAGTACGATGGGTGACATGACTATCCTCTTAATATCATCCATAGCAATCTGTCTGTATATTAGCCTAACTAAGGATTAACCATGAAACTATTAGATAGAAGTGGTGGTAACACCAAACTCAACAAGACCAATAAGAAAGAGATTGATCTACACTTTGCAGGTCTATCAATGCACCCTGATGATGCTATATGTGCTGGTGCTAAGGCTGCTGGTTGTATGGATGATTGTCTTAAAGAGGCTGGTCTCGGTGGTGTCTACCCCAGTGTCAACCAAGCTCGTCAAGCTAAGACAGACTTCTATCTATCAGATCAAGAAGGTTTCTTGGTACAGTTACGTAGGGAACTAACCAACTACGTTAAGTGGTGTGCTAAGAAAGGACTGCATGGTGTCGTACGCTTAAACGTACTGTCAGACATCCCTTGGGAAACCCATAACATCCCACAGGACTTCCCCGAGCTTAGCTTCTATGACTATTCTAAGGTCGCTAAGAGGTTCCACAAGGGTATGCCTAGTAACTATCGGTTGATGTTCAGCTACAGTGGTAAGCCTAGCTATAAGAAACAAGTACTAAGTTTCCTAGACTCAGGTAGTGACTCCGCTGTTGCTGTTGTATTCAACCGTAGGCCATTCCCAGCTACATTCTTAGGTCGTAATGTTATAGACGGAGATGCCAGTGATTGGGTCAATGTCAACACCAAGGGTGTAGTTGTAGGTCTGACAGCTAAAGGGCCAGCTAAGCATAACGATAATGGGTTTGTTGTTGATGTATCAGAAATACCAGTGTTCGCTGTTGGAGGTATGTAATGAATGGTAAGGGTGACAAAGCAAGACCTTTCAAAGTGTCCCGTGAGGTCTATGAGGATAGATATGATGCTATCTTTGGTAAGAAGAAGGAAACTGTTGTAGTACAGAATGATCTCTATGAGAACTCTCCATTCCATAAGTGGATGCAAGAGTGCCCAGTAGAGTATTCAGAAAACTTCACAGATAATCATGGTACTCGTGCAGAGTACACCTTTTGGATAGAAGAAGTTTAACCTTAATGTAATTATTGGAGTAGTATATGTTTAAAGCAACCAGATTGTTCTCATTCCGTATCTCAAAGAAGTCCAACGGTCGTATCCGATTCACTGCCCTAGGCTTCTCAGGTTTCATTGCTTTACGTAAGATCAAGTCTCGTGGTTATGGCGTACAACGTCAGTCAACCTTCACCCAGCTGCACCTTGGACGTATCTCTATCGCTCTTGAGCACAACCGTCCAGCTAAGCAAGTGTGGAACTTCGCAGGGTAATACTATGAAGGTCTTCGTGTATTATAACTTGCGTAAGAAGTGTTTCAGCGTGAAGGCATTAGAGGGTACTAACAAAGGGCGTGTGGTCAAACATGCGTCCTCTGTTATCCTCACTAATGTAACCTTCAAGGTATCAGAAGCAGGTAGACAAAGAGTTCTCAGAGACAAGCAGAAGAATGTACATGCAGGTGCCCAAGGCACACTATGCTCAACTGACATTCCATTTGCTTGGGTAACATCAAGACCTCGATCAGCCACATACAATCCTTATAGTAACAAGACCTTTGTTGATATTGACAGTGGACAACCTGTTGTAAGTTCTGACATGGTTGAATTAACTAATCGTAAGGTTCTTTATAAGGGTTAACATGGTAATCATATCTACAATTATGTACTTCATGATATCAATAGCGTTAGTCAATGCGTTACTAGAATCAATTTCAGAAGGATAAGGTAATGGATAGTTTAGATGATAGAGTTATAGATCGTATGATAGAGATAGGAAACATCTCGGATCTACGTAATGATAGGATGGATACAAATGATGAGTACTATGCCAGTATGCTGATGGTAATGGTGAGGGATGCAGAGGCTTATGTGTCAACCATCAGGAGCCATGAAGACTACAATGATATGTCAATAGACATCAATGAAGCACTCGGAGGTATATCGTGAAGTACTTAAAGTTATCAATAAAGTTCCTAGTGCTAATACCAATAGCCTTCACTGTAGATGTAGTTACAACAACACTCAAAGGTATAGCAGTGTTCTTAGAGCTTACAGAGAAATACTCATCCAGACTATTCGATAAAGCACTAGCGTGGTGTAACGATGTCAACTGATCTAATGTACGACATAGAAGCTAGGCTCGATCAGTTGTACTTAGATGCAAACAGAGAGGCAAGAGAGCTAGCCAGCCAGTACAACGAGGCACTAGCAGCTAACCTTCTGGATGCTTACATAGCAGCTGGTAATGAGATAGCAGCAGAGATACTGAAGATAGAACCTGATGCAGATGTTGCAGCAGTGTTCAACTCAGTAAAAACTAACCTCAAGTTAGAAATTGATGAGGGGATACGTTATAGTGTTTAGCTTTCTCTTTGTATTATGTTTGATATTCTTCTGCTTCTTCGTTGGAACTGGTAAAGATTGGGCCATCTTAGGGTGGGCACTTACAGGTCTAGCTTTAGTATCAGGTACACTCCTAAGTAACTTATAGGCTATATTACCCGTACCTAATTGGAACTATAGGGTACACTCAGCTCACGCTGGGTGTGCCTTGTACATTTTTAGTAACCGACATAGCTCACAGTCGTTCCGTTGGCCCCTTTTTTACGTAACCGACAACACGCAACAGGCATCTCGTGGGCAATCTCGCTAGTCCCTATAGGACAACTTTAGTTGAGCCACACTACGTGTGTCTCTTTATAAGAATAAGCAACATAGGAGGTAACATGACAATCAAAAAGATTAAACAACATCCAAACAGTTTAGCTAACCTAGCACCAAGGTTCACACCAGAGAATGCTAAAGAAGCTCAGCTAGCATCAGCAGCTTCCCGTAAGTTAAACAGAGAGGCCCGAGAGAGGCTCTCGCTGACAGCATCAGAGCTTAAGATGGATGCGGATCAACTGATGGCAGTGAACAACTTAACTGCGTTAGACGTAATGAGACTGTCAATGGTTAAGGCTCTGGCTAATGGTGATACAGATCAAGCAGTTGATATTGCAAAGGCACTAGCAGAGTTTGAGACACCTAAGTTAGGCAGGGTAGAGCAGACAATCAAAGAGATCAAAGCAGAAGATATGACTGATGATGAGCTAGATGCAAAACTACAATTACTTATAGGTGGTAAAGCTTAATGCTATACAAGGTATACGGACAGAACAACTGTATGTACTGCACACTAGCAGTAGAACTACTGGAGATGCTCAGCAAGGACTACATATACATGATCATTGATGAGGACATCTCCAAAGCAGACTTCAGGGCCATCTTCCCGGAAGCCAAGACAGTGCCCCAGATAATGTCAGTGGATAACACCAACAAGAAAAGAATTGGTGGGTACACAGAACTTAGACAACTACTAACAGGAATGTGAAATGAGTATTGATAACGCAACACCAGCAGAGTGGGATAGAGTAGCCAGTAACAACACCACAGTGGTTGAAGAGAGAGATCGTATAAGAAAGAAATGGTCACGATGGTTAATTACAGAGGATGATATTGATGGGATGATGGAAGAAGCCCACGTAATTGTACGAGAAGAAGCAGACACAGCACCATTGCCCAAGGATGCCCAAGAACGTAAGCGTATACCAGTGTACACAGGCTTTATCAACTACTTCCCAAGGGCAATAGCAGCAGTGGCTAAGCTGTCCCTTATTGGTGGCATCCAACACGGACAAACAGCAGAGACACTCCACTGGGATAGATCAAAGTCTGGTGACGAACTAGATGCCATGATGAGGCATGTCCTCGATGGAGATTGGGAACAAGTAGCATGGAGAGCTATGGCTAACTTGGAAAAGAAACTGGAGAAAGGTGATGCCGGTAAAAGCAAGAACATCAAAAAAGACTAGAGAATACGAAAGGGACTTCAGAAAGAAACGATGGAAGATGATATTTGAGTTCTATGGAGGAAGAATGTGCACAGACTGCAAGGTAAAGTCAGACTATCCCATCTATGATCTACACCACAGGGTACCAGAGAAGAAAGACTTCTCAATAGGCAAGTCAATTAAAACTAAATGGGAGAAGATAGAGAAAGAACTAGCTAAGTGTGACCTATTATGCTCTAACTGTCACAGAATCAGACACGATGTAGAGAGAAAACAACAAAGAGAGGGGATAAATGGAAGTAATTAAGGGTGATTTCGGTAAAACAACACAAGAAGAACCAAAGAAACTACTTGACTTACTACATGAAGCACTAATAAGTGCTGATGTTGATGAAAATACAGTAGGTAAGTTCATATTAATAGCAGAGGTTGAAGGTGATGATGATGATTTTAAGATAATGACTGCTTATGACACAATGGAAACCAATTACATCCTTGATGTAAGCAAGTTAACCTTCTTAGGTTACTAACCTCCCTTACATTACCCGTACCTAATTAGACTAAGCCTAACCCAATACCGGGTGGCACTCAAGGAATTAACATGAAGCTAGTATTTGATATAGAAAGTAACGGTTTACTGGAAGAAATCTCTACCATTTGGTGTATCGTATGCCAGAATGTGGACACTAAAGAGATCATTTCCTTCTCAGATCACGATGATACACTGCAAAACATCCAAGCTGGCCTTGATTACCTTCAAGCAGCTGATGTTCTCATAGGCCACAACATAATTGGCTATGATATACCTGCAATAAAGATAGTAACAGGCATTGACTTACTAGATAAGAAGTGCTACGACACCTTAATTATGTCCCAGATGCTACGATATAAACGTAATCACAGGCATGGGTTGAAGGGTTGGGGTGAGAAACTAGGTGATAGTAAGCTAGATTACAACGATTGGACTCAATACACACCAGAGATGTTAACTTATTGCATACAAGATGTGGAGTTGAATACTAAGGTGTACGAAGAGTTAGTGAAAGAATTTAAACAGTTTCATGCAAAGTTCCCATTGATTGCTAAAGGTCTTGAGGTAGAACACGATGTGTTCAAGTTCAACACTATGGTTAGAGAACAGGGTTGGAACTTCGATGCCAAGAAGGGTAAGGCAAGCTTAGCACTTATGAATGCTAAGGCTAAAGAGATACAAGATGCTATCGAGCCACACCTTGGCACACACACAGTGTTTATTGATAAGGAACCTAAGACTGCTAAGTTCAAGAAGAACGGAGAGTACACCGCAGTTACTGTACGTCTACTGTCTGACTACTTTGGTCGAGAGGTACTGCCAACGGACACACATCTGATGGCTGCTGGGGCAAGCTTCCAACGTACTAAGGTTGTACAGACTAAGCTAGGTCAGATAGATATGGTTAAGGAGTGGTTGTTAGAAAGCAAAGGTTGGAAACCGGATGAGTATACCCGCAAGAAGACTGCCCGTGGTTGGATCAACGTGGCCCCTAAGTTCACAGAGACTTCTCTAAGTAAACTAGGAGAGGTCGGTGAGATGTTAGGCCAGTACTACACACTGCGTAATCGTATCAGTGTTATGGAGAGTTGGTTTGAGCAACTCAAGGATGGTCGTATCCACGGTAACATGTGGACTATTGGTACCCCTTCCTTCCGAGCAAGACACGAGGTGATTGTCAACCTGCCGGGTGTCCATGCTGCATGGGGTCGTGAGTTACGTGAGTGCTTTGCTGCTGATGAGGGTGACCTTATTGTGGGTGCTGACTCTAGTGGTAACCAACTACGTGGCCTGTGCCACTACGTAGGTAACGAAGAGTTCACTCGAGAAGTTATCTTTGGTGATCAACACCAACGTAATGCAGATGCACTGGGTTGTTCACGATCAGTAGCTAAGTCATTCCTGTATGCCTACTTGTTTGGTGCAGGAGACTCTAAGTTGGGTCAAGTACTGACTGGTAAGGGTAACCCCAAGGTCGGTAAGGAAGCCCGTGCTAACTTTGCTAGTGCTATTCAAGGTCTGGATCAGATCAAGAAGCAAGTAGAGGGTGAGTGGAACCGTAAGCAGAACACCCAAGGTAATGGCTGGGTTCATGGGTTAGATGGTAGACCTGTGTTCATTAACTCTGAGCATCAGTGTCTCAACTACTTACTGCAATCAGCAGAAGGTATCACTTGTAAAGCAGCTGTGTCATACCAAATGCAGAAGATCAAAGAAGAAGGGTTACGTGCTAAGCCTCGTATCTTCTACCATGATGAGTCTGCTTGGAGTGTACACCCCGATGATGCTGAGCGTGTGGGTCAGATACTTAAAGAGAGTTTCAAAGAAGCACCTAAGTGGTTCGGTGTAGAGTGTATGGATGGTGGTGATGCAATGATTGGTACCTCCTATGCAGATGTTCACTAGAGGATTAATGGTATGACAGATAAAAGAATGCAGGTGTTGATTGACGCTGACTCAATCTACTTTAGGATAGCTATGGCTACCCAGAGGGAGAAGGATATGCGAGTAAACTTACGTAAAACCCTCATGGATATAGAAGATAAGTGCTCAGTCATTGAACCAGTGGACATGAGGATAGCCGTTAAAGGCAAGGGGAACTTCCGTACGGGAGTTTCTCCTGACTACAAGGGTAACCGTAAGCGTGAGCTAGAACCCGGTGAGAAGAAAGCTCTGGCCTATGGACATCAACACTTAATTGATAAGTATGATGCAGTAATGGCTCATGACATGGAGGCTGATGATCTAGTCTCCATCTGGGCATGGGAGTGCATTAGTAATGATCTACCCTACGTCATTGTCCACATTGATAAAGACTTAAACATGATCCCGGGCAACCACTACAACTTTGTAAAGAAAGAAGAATACTTTGTTGACTATGAGAAAGGTCACTACAACTTCATGATGCAGATGTTGATAGGTGATGCCACAGATAACATCCCCGGGGTTAAAGGAATAGGCCCAAAGAGAGCTGAGAAGCTGCTGCTTAACTGCCCCTTCGATAGGCGTTGGCAAACTGTAAGGAACTGCTGGTCAGATAAGAAGCAAATGCTTATCTCCGCTAGGTTACTATGGATGGCGACAAGCTTTGAGGAAGCTGAGAGTGGTAATGAGATGTTACTAGAGTACATCCATGCACAATCAGTGGAAGACTTTTGGGCCATGAACCCTATACCACTGGAGGATAAGGATGAAGAACAAACACATGGTGAAACCCCTGAGTGCGAACAAGATGTTTGCGAAGAAGGGGAGGACAACATTCAAGACAGCGGATTACAAGAGGTATCAGGAGGAGATCCGGGACGAGATGATGGCAGCAGTGTGGCCCTTCGGGACGAATCAAGTTGAGTTCACCATCGAGGGAGGCATGTCTAACAGGGGTGCCGACCTTGACAACATAATAAAACCCATCTTAGATACCTACCAAGGTATCTTTGAGGAGTTCAATGACAACAAGGTGTACCATATAGAACTCACTAAGAAGATCGTTAAGAAAGGTGAGGAGTACATCAGCGTACATATCAAAGAACTAGAGAGTGTTACATGAAAAGAATAAAGCTTAAGGGTGGTGATGAGTATGATGTCCACACTAGTTGGAGGAAGCTCATCAGACCATCCAAGGGCATGATCAAACGTGCAAAGAGAACCTATAACAAACGGTTCCGCAAGGAATGTAATGATCAAACCATTAAGGGTTTGGAGGAATGATCGATATGAGAGTTAAAATGTATAAACTAGTACAAGAGATAGTCGAATCGGGTATTGAGTCTGGGTACAATCGGGCACATAAGCACACCGACAGCCCTTGTGATGAAACAATTAAACAGTGCATTGAACAATACATAATGAATGGCTTTGATGAAGCATTTGAATTTAATAAAGAGGATATATAATAATGGATCAGTATCAACAGTTTATACACAAGAGCCGCTATGCACGTTGGATGCCAGAGTTAGGCCGTAGAGAAACATGGGCAGAAACAGTTAACCGTTACGTTGGTTTCTGGGAAGGACGGGGGCAAATAGATAAGGAGACAGCGGCTCAAATGTTTGATGCTATCCATGACCTAAAGGTTATGCCATCTATGCGGTGCATGATGACAGCAGGTACTGCCTTAGCTAAGGATAACGTAGCTGGATTTAATTGTAGTTACTTACACATTGATTCACCACGTAGCTTTGATGAGTTGATGTACGTGTTGATGTGCGGTACAGGTGTAGGGTTCAGTGTCGAGCGTAACTTCATCAACAAACTACCAATAGTATCAGAAGAGTTCCACCCTACAGACACTGTGATTGTTGTTGCTGACAGTAAGATTGGTTGGGCCTCAGCATTCCGTGAGCTTATTGCTATGCTCTATGCTGGTAAGATACCTAAGTGGGATGTGAGTAAGGTACGAAGTGCTGGCGAACGCCTTAAGACATTTGGTGGTCGTGCCTCTGGGCCTGAGCCTCTAGTAGATCTCTTTAACTTCTGTGTGCAACTCTTCCAGAAAGCTAAGGGCCGTAAGCTATCAAGCCTAGAGTGCCATGATGTGTGCTGTAAGGTTGCTGACATCGTAGTTGTAGGTGGTGTCCGTAGGTCTGCACTGATCAGCCTCTCTAATCTATCAGATCAACGTATGGCTAAGGCTAAGTCAGGACAGTGGTGGTTGAATGAAGGTCAACGTAGACTCGCTAACAACAGCGTGGCGTACACTGAGAAACCAGACTTTGAAGCCTTCCTTAATGAGATGAAGAACATGTACGAGTCTAAAGCTGGTGAGCGTGGTATCTTCAGCCGTGTTGCAGCCCAGAAGATCGCTGCTCGTAACGGACGGAGAGATGCTACGTATGAGTTCGGAACTAACCCGTGCTCTGAAATCATCCTACGTAGTAACCAGTTCTGTAACCTCTCCGAGGTAGTGGTACGTGCAGAGGATACCCTTGAAGATCTCAAAGAGAAGATCGAGATGGCAGCTATCATCGGTACCCTACAGGCTACACTAACTGACTTCCGTTACCTACGTAAGTCTTGGAAAACTAATACAGAAGAGGAAGCGTTACTTGGTGTGAGCCTTACAGGTATCATGGATCACCCAGTGCTGAATGCAAGGGGTGGTGTTAATGGTGAACTACAAGACTGGCTTGAGACAATGCGAGATGCTGCTGTTAAGGTTAATGAGAAGTGGGCTAAGAAGCTTGGCATTAATCAGGCTGCTGCTATTACAGCTGTCAAGCCAAGTGGTACTGTATCTCAGCTTGTCGATTCTGCTTCTGGCATTCATCCTCGCTTCTCTAAGCATTACATTCGTAGTGTACGTTCAGACAAGAAAGACCCACTGGCAATCTTCATGCAAGAAAAAGGATTCCCAGTAGAGCAAGACGTTCATAGTGAATCTTCACTGGTGTTCAGCTTCCCTGTCAAGGCACCTGAAGCCAGTGTGACTGTCAAGGAGGTGGGTGCAATGGCTCAGCTTGAGCAATGGAAAGCCTATCAGAACTTCTATTGTGAACACAAGCCAAGCATCACCGTCTACTACACTGATGATGAGTTCTTAGAAGTATGCCAATGGATCTGGGACAACTTCGATATGTGCTCAGGGATCTCTCTGCTGCCCGTTAGCGATCATGTATACCAACAGGCACCCTATCAGGATATAACCCCTGAGAAGTACGCTGAGTTGCTTGAGGCTATGCCTACGGGTATTGACTGGGCTGACTTAGGTGACTTTGAAATGGAAGATAACACTACAGGTTCTCAAGAGCTAGCCTGTGTTGGTGGTGCGTGTGAGATCGTCTAGTATGGTTGATGATATGAGGGACATTGTCCACGGCCCCGTAATGAAAGCAATGACTGACGTTGTTGAGGGTAGGCTAGCACTATCCCAAGCCTGTCAGAAGCACAGAGTAACTAAAGAAGAGATACTAGAGTTGGTCTCTAGGTTCTTACACGAAGAGTAAACCAACGTAGTAGTTTAAGAAAAGCCTGATATAAGGCGTATAGGTACCCAAACAACCGTTTAAGTAAACTATAGTGACCCCATAGGTATTCCCTGTGGGGTTACAACATTTAAGGAATTGATTATGACAACAGTAGTTAACTGTACACTTGATGAACTAGAACATAAAGTACTCCTCTGGGGTTACGAGAAGGGTATCCTCCCTAATGGACAAGCATCTAAGCAGTTCAGTAAGACACTAGAAGAAGTCTCTGAGTTATGCTCAGCCATCGAGAGTTTAGATGATGAAGAAGTTATAGATGCTATTGGTGATATCGTAGTGACACTTATAATGCAAGCAAACATCTGGGGTGTAGACCTTAAGGCTTGCTTAGGTTCAGCGTACGATGTGATAGCTAAGCGTACAGGTACAATGGTTAACGGTGTATTCGTTAAGGACTGAGGGTTGAGCCACACTACGTGTGTCTCTTTATAGGATAATGTTATGAAAGGTACTAAAGATATTGTTGAAGAGCCTACAATCACTAAGTCAGATGCTAAGGCTATACGACTAGCTAAAAGTGATAAGCGTAGGAAGAAGCGTGTATCTAAAGAAGAACTCTACGAAAAGAAGTGGAAATAGAAATGAAGAAACAATACGAACCCTCTGATTTAATTACTAAGCACCTACCTTGTGACAAGTGTGG